TGGATTTTGATGCTTATGGATATCGCTTAGAACACTTGCAAGCTTAGATGAAAAGTCTTTCTCAGCTTTATCGGCATTAAGAAGAAGTTTGCCGTGTTCTACTTTAATCTTTTGCTTCTCAAGACCCATCTTCTCATTCATCTCTTGGGCTTTCAGAATCATTTCTGCTTGATCTAACATGTGACGCTCTTTTCTGATGCGCAATTCTTCGGCGCGTTCCATCAATTGTTGTTCTTCAATTTTCATCTTTTGTTCATTCATGGCTAGCATTTGTTGCTGTTGTTGCAATTGTGCTTGTGCCATTTGTTCTTGAGGACTTGGAGGTTGCGGAGGTAATTGCTTTCCTTCTTCTTTGGCAATAATTTGCGGTGGAACCAATGACTTAAAGCGCTCAGCAATTTGTGGCATGTATTGTACATCTAGGTTCTTAGCCCAAAGATCAGCAATCAGTGGGAAGGTCTGAGGATTGGCTTGTATTGTTTGTTGGAAGAATTCAAGCGCGATGTCTTTCTGAACAGCAAAGCTAGGTCCAGTATCAATTTCAACGTCATAGTCACCCTCTTCTAGCTGATTATCTCGAATCGGCTCACCCTGTTCTGATTGGCCTACAATCTTGTTTAGTGTGACATTATCAGTGCGTCCATCAGCCTTAGACACCACCATATGGCGTTCATTCTCACCTGCAATGACCGGAAGTAAATCTAATACGACTCGGCCCCCCTGTTCAATGGCTTGGTTTAGGTTATCGAAATACACATAAGCTGACATTGAGCCTTCAAGCTTGCGTTCACGCCGCGCTTTGCCTGACATGTCTCTACCTTGTAGCTGCTCGGTTTCTGAGAATCCTAAAATCTCTCTCATGTCTTGACAGCCGCGTTGATATTGAAGCAATAGCGACTGCGATAGCTCCCATGGCGGCATTTTTTGTGGCATTGCCCCTGTTTTTGGATCAGGTTTTGCGATTAATATGCCATTTTGTAGCTCTGGATTTCGCCACAGTTGTTCGTTTCCTAGAATGTTATCCGGTGTTCCCATCCATTGTTCACGCCGACGGTTCTTAATTTCTGCAGCAACTTCTGAACCGACATAATTCACAAACTTCTGGGAATCCTTCGCTTCATGGATAAACGATCGGGTATATTGCTGACCATTAATAAAGTTAGAATCCCCATCCACGAAAATAAGTGGCAAGTATTTAGAAGGCCATTCAGTGTATTTGATAATCTGATTCTGAGTGAGCATGTATTGATGAATCTTATAATCTTTACTCATCCGCTCGCCTGTAATTTCAGGGATTTGTTTACGGATGATATCCCCAACAACTTCAGAGGCATCGGCAAGCGTTGTCTGCATTTTAATGGATTTTTGCATGTCATCCCATTCATCTTCAGTGACCGCTTGACCATTTGATAATAAATAAAGACGCACCGGGAACCATTCTTTGCGAGTATATTTACACACTACAATTGTATCTCTGGTTTCCCACTGAAAATCCAATAGCAATCTTGGATCGGAATAAGAAACGGGGTTCATTACCCAAGGAAAAGTGGCATAAAATTCTTCCTTGTTATAAATATAATGTCTTGAGCAGAAATTCCCATCCCCTTTATGTGGTTTTAACGCGGTAGGATCAAACGATGTTCTGGTCACATCTGGAATTAATTCGTAGCGAATAATTTGATTAAAGGATTTAGGATTCTCATAATCGAGGCATATTTCAAATGCACCATAGCCCATCATTAAGGCTTGTTTAAAGGCTGTTTGATAAATTAAATCGTTTTGTGATTGATAAGATATGGTCCGTACTAAATCTGCGCGTAAATCGATTTGTTTCTGTGTTGCTTTACCGGTTAATGATCGTACCATTAAGTCGGGCTTATTCTTCCGTTGTTCGCCAACTACTTTTTTGGTCGTGTCATATAGTTTATTAAATGTCATGGCAGGTTTAAACAAGCGTGTAAATTCCGAGCGCTCAACGGCTGACCATTGGTCACGCAAGACAAAGTTCATGTCATCTTTCCCGCGCACCATGTTTTCGCCGAAATAACCATCCCAAAGGACTAAATCTTCGCGACACTTCTGAAGCACTTCGGCTTCATCAATGCCAGCCTCTTCAAGTTTAGTTTGAAGCTCCTCATTTATACTGTCGATATCGTCAGTCGACATTTCGTTTGCAATGACTTCCATGCTTGCACCCCTTCCATTGGGCTAACTTAACTCTTGACCATTCTATGCCATGTTGAGTCGGGCTGTTTAAACCCGACCTGTTACCTTATGCTGCCGCAGCGATTACTTCTGCTTTTATACTTGATTTTTCTGCTGAAAATATCTCCCAATCATTGGCTTCTAAATCTTCTACTGAAAAAATATAGTTACCCGCATTAGGATTTGGGTTCAAAACAATCTTCCATATATGACTCATACCAGGCATAAACACCAGATATCCATCTTGTGGTTCCCATCTTTTACGATAAACAGGATGTCGTTTTTTCAATGTTACTAAAGCTTCCTGAAACAGCATTGTTATACTCCTTGTAGTTACGGTAAAACAGTTAATTGGCATGAGCCATTGGTGAACACGGGCTTGTACCATTGGTGCCCATTGCTTGCGACAGCGGCAACAAAGTCAGTAGGCAATAAATCCATGACCTGAGTTCTTAAGTAGTTATCGAGAAATCCAACTGCTGCTACTTCAGCCTGTGTGTTTTCTGGGCAATATAATCTGCCTAGTCTGGGAACTACCCCATTTCCTTCACCTGCGAAGTTTAATACTAATGTGACTTGTTTTTGTTCTGCCATGATAATCTCCGTTTAATTAAACTATTTTTATTAATCCTTGCGCGCCATATCGCTTAATGATGCAGGCTATTACCTCTTTATATTGTTTCTCACATTCTTCACACTTATCATTATTTGGTTGGACGTAATTCTTTCTACAATAAACACAACACTTATTCATCATCATTAGCCTTGGTAAATATCAAAACCTTTCTGTGTCCTTTCTTCACCGATTCTATTTCATGAGAGTAAAAGATTCCCGGCACATCAACCTCTACCTCTAGGTATTTGTTTTCAATCTTATCAAGCTCTCGGATTAACTGTTTTACTGATAATGCCATCTTTAAATATCCTTATTGCCATCTAAAAACCGGATTAAACATATCAACGGGCATCGCGCCTTCCATCTTATCCTGCGCTATTCTGTCACTCGCTAGTTCCATGCACCCATAACCCAACGCGTCCATTGGGTGTGATGCCATGTTCTTGTTCGGTTTGTCCTTGTAGCGCTCTTCTCCTGAGACGGCGACCCTGGCATACACATAATCTTTAACGAAACCTTTGAATAAGACCGGACAATTGCGTCTATCAAGAATGAGTCCTGGCTTACCATCAACCATCTTATTTAAGAAATATCTAACGCTTCCTAGTCGTGGATCGATATCATTACTACGTGCGCCACGGGTTGGAATATTTAGAGAAGTAAGTTCTCCGATACAAGACATCTCTTCAATTATCTCACTGCGATTATTCCCCGCAGGATCTGCAATTGACAGCCCTACTTTGCAATATGGGAAGTCTTTAGCAAGGGATGGAATCACAATGGAGTCCGCAAAACTTCTAATTCCCATGCCATCAGCCACGTATTCTTTTAAGATTAATAACTGACCACGCTGAGACAACTGCATGACCACGCAAGCAGGAGTAAGACCAAAATCCCAGCCCAAAATAAGACATTCTCCTTGGATAGCTTCCAGCGACTCCACTGCATGAACGTCTGGATTGAACTCTGGATAAACGCGCTTACCAAAGCCAACACTGCCATATTCGCCAAGACAAAAAACCTTAATAAATTCTTGAGATTGCCCTTCGGCGAGCATTTCGTAGTAATTGTCAGGAAGATGGTCAACATTATCAGCACGAGGATTTCTAACCCACTTATTATCATCATTCTTTATAAGTCCTGGTGGTTGTTTGAATAATGCATGGTTATCAAACTTGCTTTCTTCGAAGTCCTTGTATATCCAATGGTCATCCTCCGGCGGATTAGTGTCAGCGATAATTCCCGCCCAATACGGTTGCTCGCAAAACGCTTTGGAAGGATAGCGGTTAACGCGTCCTTTCATGTGGGCGAGGGCTGCCTTAGGAACCTCTGAGAGTTCGTTGATGTAACACCCGGTAAGCTCTAAGGATTTAATCTTTCGCACGTCCTCAGGCCTATCTAGCGCTATAAAGAGGAGTTCAAGTTCAACAATCCCATGCCCATCATTAAAACTATGCTCATAAGTCATAATGGGTTTCTGACGTTTACGTACATCACCTAGCTCTTCGAACCATGCTAACCAAGTCGCGAGCGTTGTTGTTGATAGCTCTCCAGATGTATTTCGCACGATTCCCCATCGACTTCTACGGCGTCCAGCATGCCATCGTGGAGCTTCACAAGCTCTTCTGACAATTTCCGTAACTGCCCACGTTGATTTCCCACTACCATAAGGCCCCATAATGACGCGCACAAAGCTATCATCGTTATGAGCAACGTGACCCGTTGTTGTTGGATTATAGCGTTTATTTTGGCCAGAAGCATGGATTATCATCCCTGTATCATTAATAGTTATTTGGCGTTGCACGCCTTTTAGGCGCTGGTGTTCAATGTCATAAACACGTTTATCAAGTCCCGAAGTACTTAGATTCATTTCTCTAGTATCCTTCTGGGAGGCGTGGTCTTATAAGGACTATTCCTATAGTCCTCCCTAAAGTGTTCTTGCGTCGTGTAGCGCGCGCCGCACTTGATACATTCACGGCGCCTGTATATTTGATTCGTCTTCTCATCCTGAATCGTTTTAACCACATGTGAATCAGGATAGTTGCATGATTTGCATTGCACTATTTCCGTATTCCTCGTAGTGTTTTATTTATCGTCGCCTTCAATGAGGGCATATGACGCTTTTCTGGCTTCTTTGTCTGGGCCTTGAAATCATTCCGATAAGAATAAGATTCATAAGATGGGGCCGTCTCAGGGGCTTTCTTTTTCTTGACCTTCTCTACCCATGAGTTGTGAATAATGGACATATAATTTTCCTATTTATAGTCATATTCATTTTCGTCAATATAGCCAAAACCACTGATTGCACGATGATTGTAATTAGTAAATGTATTTCTGAATTCATTAGGCAATTTATGTAGCTGTTCTTCATGAAATCGCCTTCTCTGCCTTTTAATTGCTTCCCTAAAACAACGGCGTCTCCTTTCTTGTTCATTTATATTAATTAACGCATTCATTTTATTTTCCTTTCCCTAGGATCCTGTTCGCTTTAGCCTCTATTTTTCTTTTGCTTGACTCAGAAAGTTTTCCTTTTGCAACCATTTGGGTCGCACGAGCCTTCGCGTTCGCCGCATGAGATTTATCCGGCATCGGATATTTCTTTTCGCCGGGCAATCCAAATTCATTTTTAGGTATTTTCTTGCGTTTAACGTTTGTTAACTTGGCCATATCTATTTCCTTTTAGATATTTTCTTTTTACGCTTTTCACCTGATTCACTATAAGCAATCGCCACCGCTTGCTTAACAGGCTTTCCAGCAGATACTTCTGCTTCAATGTTCTTCTTAAATCCCTTGCTGCCGGGCTTGGCATTCTTGATTAATGGCATGGCTACTTCCTTGTTTTTTAATTCTTCCTTTTGATGAAACTACATTGTAATCACCATATTTTTTCCATCTTTTGTAATGTTTACTACATAATCCCTTTATAAGAGAACCATCATGAAAAGTTTTGCTACAATTGGGAACAATGCATTTTTCATACAATCTTTTTCTTCTTGGCGCATTTAATCCATGTATGGAAGTAAATCTAAATGGACCTTTTCCACTTCCTTCCAAGTTTCCATAAACCCTTAATCTTTTAACATGTTTGCCACAATAAGAATGCATACCAACTCTTTTTGTTTCGCAACCATCTGCTATACATTTAAGTAATTTGTTTCTAGGAATACGAACATGTTTTGCATAATGTTTTTTACAATATTCTTTCGCCTTTGCATTCTCATCACAATCAATAAATTTACATTTTTTAATTTTTTTTACCGGCAAATCAAATGAACTATATTTACTGTGTCTTTGGTAATGCTTAGTGCATAATGATTTTGCTGTAATCTTACCAAAGCAAACCACACCATCACGCTCTATTGCTTGACACAATCCATGATGAATCCTAGCTAACAAACTTATATCTTCTTTCATGTTTGCCTAATTAAGGTACTTGCGTCTTTCATTATCCAGCTCTTCTTCCGCCCATGCTTTAGCGCGGATCGCAATGTCGATTAATTTTGAGAGAGATTCTTTGTTTGTTGATGATAGCTCGCAACAACTAAGCCCATAATCAAGCTCATCTACCTTGTCTAAGAATTCATCATTCTTCATCAGTAGCTCTTCTTTCCGTAATTGGCTTTCGTTTGAGCAGGTAAGTTGCGACACGCACCAGCTTCTTTGTAGGTTCGAACTTCTTGTTTTTGTTCACGGTCAAGGTAAACATTGTTACGGGTAGACAAATAGCCGTCTGGTTTCGGTGATGTGTATTTAGCGCCCATGGTAATTTCTCCTGATTATTTGCAGTGCTTAGACTTTGGTACTTTCAATATGCCCTTAGGCAGTTCAAACAAATGTTTCTCATGCTTAGCATGTGGACTAGTCTCAGGCTTCTTCACTGATTTCTTCATTCTTAGGCTCTCCGGTTTCAATCGTTGTCACACGCTCATTCAGATTAATAATACCCGCTTGTGAACTAAAGTGTTTATAATGCCGCCGTTCCAGTTTCCAAGCTGCGGCGGTCCATAAGCCTTCTTCCATTGCTTTGTCGATCTTTTCAAGCCAGATAAGGGCTGTGTGTCCTTCTGCTTCTTTTAAATCCTTGAAAAAATCGATATAGGCCGGAATCTTATCGACCTCAGCTTTTCTTTTCCAGTTCAGTAAAGTGGTATAATCAATGCGCGCGTAATTACAAGCCATCTCATAAGGAGCGCCCTTTCTAATAGCTACTAGAATCTTTTCTTTGGCCTCTGGGGTGAACTTGGTTGGACGCCCCATAGGGCTTGGCAAATCCATTGCATTTGTCTCCGACTACTTTGGTTTGAACCTTAATGCCAACATCACTACTACTAGAATAAATGCTTCAATCCCATTAGCAGAAGCCAGTAGCTTATTAAATTCAGCGCTATCAATCTGTCCATCGGAGGCAGCTGAAACTAAGCCTGTAATCCACTGCAAAAAACACAACACGGTTGGGATAAAAATAACCAGGTTCAACTTATCTTTTATTTTCTGAATGATCTTATCCATGATTAATCCCTGTGTTATGCAATAAGTTCGAAATGCACTAAATCTTTGAAGTACTCATCATTAATGTCATTATCACGATTCCAATCGCCGCCAAATCTCACTGAATGTTCCATTTTCCCTTCGTCTTTAAGACGTTGAGCAATACCTGTCACAAAGCCTGCAAACCAGTAATGGCGTTTATCATTCGCCCAGTCAACAGGATAAGGAGCTACATCAACTGCCATTGATAACGTGCTATTGTGCTTTCCATGAGGCCAATGAAGCCGAGTATTACCGTTATCGAAGGCGCGCTCCTGATCTTCTTGATTTCTATACCCTTCAAGAACAATACAGTTAAAATGTTTAATGACTTCGAAAAAAAGAGTACGTAAATCGGGGTGACAAGTGGATAGTTTAGAAAACGACAATTGACTAAACTTGGGCATAGAAGCGAATCCTTCGCAGTAAGATTTTCTTTGATATTACCACAATAACGAACACTCGGAAATATTTCGCACTATTTTCCTAAAGGAACCCGCAGAACGGGTTCCACACAGGATGGTATGACTATTGGAAGTTACAATGGAGAAAATCACGTCAGGAGATAACGTTCAATAATTTCCTTGCCATTACACCAACCATAGCACATCTCACCTGCATACCCAACACTTTTAACACGTTCAATAAATTCTTCCTGTGCCATCCAAGATGGTGTTAATCGTTCTGAGGGTGTGTAATTTTTGGCGCGCTTCATCTCAAGCCACAATCCATGATACGTTTTAGTCGGGTAATAAATAAGCAAGTCACTAACTCCCGGGCGCAACCCCATCAACTTCAAATTCCACCCCTGCCCTCTGGTGCGAAGTCCTTCATTATTATTCTTGCAGTAAAAATCCTTCAATAGTGGGTGATAACTCAACCACTTTACTAACGCTCGTTGCTCCTGATTTTCACTGGGTGACTTCGTTGACATAATCCTTTACGTCATTGATGTGTATAATATTTTAATTTCTCTACCATTTCGGTATAGCAAGTTATGGCTACTTCTAGGTGTTCATCGGGGTAAGCTTTTAAAACTTCATTGAAGTGCTGATTCAAAAAATCAACATCATCGCCACCATAACCATCAGAGACTTTCTTTATCAAACAGTAAAGATAATTTTTCCTAGCTATCCATAGCCCTTTGTTCAAACTTATTCCTCATACGGCCAAACCCATTTTTCGCATGGCGTCCATGGCCTTTAATCGTGCCTCATCGTTCCGTTTTTTATCTGACGGGTGAGGACATGGCTTTTCAGGTATCGTTAAAGGCTCCTCAGGTATTCGCCCTTCAACGAACGCAGTGCAGGCAATGGGGTATTGGCGATCAAATAGTTTAAAGGCCGCAGAGGAGCTTAGAGAGCGGTAATTCATGGTGCTGCTTGCTTTAAAATATTTGCATAATATTGATTGGCAGAAATTCCTAGTCGTTTTATTTCATAATCAGCCTTCTTTTGTGCTTCGGCAAATCCCGTTCGGGTTCTTGCCTGAACAACAATACTTTCAAAATTTTTGCTTGCTTCGATTTCACGGCGTTTTTCTTCAGCATTTTTTAGTTCACGGGCACGAATGTTTTGTTCGTTAAGGGATTTTTCATTTTGGTGAGCTAACCATGATTTGTTGTTTTGTGAGTGCAGGATATTTTCAACCCATTCAACTCTCGGAGATGACCAATTACGGGTTACCATTTCGTTGAATGCTAAATTTGGATTTATACCGTGTGCTTGGCATTCAGTAAGATCGCCGGTGATTACTTCCCATGAGGTTTTAGTGACAAGCGCCCTGTTATATCTTCGGTTCTTTATGAAATCTTTGATCGATTGTTCTTTAATGCCAAAAATATTGTCTTTTAGCATATCCTGAAGACCAAATTGTATGCTTGATTTGCTATTTGTTTTTTTATTAGTCTGAGTATCAGATAAATCAGACTTAACAGAATTTACTTCTGTATCAATAACATGAGAGTCATTTATTTCTAGTTTAGTCTGATTATTGATTGAGTCAGAATTATCTTTGCTTACCTCTAACCTATCCAAAGTATAGTTGATATTTTGCACTTCGCCAGAAGTGCTTATATCTTTTATTTCTTTTTCTTTTATTTCTTTTATATTTATGTCCCTCACATCTGAGGGTAGTGTTACCTCACATCCAAGTGAACCATCGATCAGATTTGAGGTATGGTCTTCTTTGTATTTTAATCCGTCATTTAAAGACTTATACATCCAAGGATGATCATAAAATTTAAAATAGTTAACACCGCCGGCTTGAGGATGATATGTACCAATCAGCTTAACTTTTCTAAGTTCTTTTAAATAACGTTCGATCGATTTATTACTTGTATTCATTTCTTTAGCTAATTGTTTAGCCGAACGATAAACAACACCCTTGGGATTTCTCCAGTGACATAAACGGATATATAGTATTTTTGCACCCAAAGATAATTCAGAGCCTGATACTTGAAATAACCAGCATGGCATAATCCCAGCAATAGGGGTCTTAGTTTTTGCATTGCATTCTTTTATAGTCATTGTAAATCTCCATTGGCGGGCAAACTTGAGTCATGGCAAAGGGGTAAATCTGTCATTTTTTTATAAATTATGTCTTTATTTATATTTGATTTAGTGTCTGTATTAGAGTCAACAAATGCACTTCTGAATCTGTCATAGCTTATTTCGTCAGGATCATCACAGAGAGGATAAAAAGTAGGATACAGCGGACTTTCGGAAATGGACGAGTAAAGAAGCTCAAAAAATGCTTCTGATTGTAGAGCGCCATACAATTGATAGGACAAGGGTAGAAGCGCATAAAATTTAATTTTGGGATCTTCTTTAGGTGGGTCATTACACCAAAAAACGTTCCAAAGTTCCACGAGATCCTCGGGTGGATTATAATAAGCAGAAACAATAAGTGATTGATTTTCTGCTTCGCGCATGGTTTGTTCTAATTGATGACGAGTCCAATATGGAAATATCTTGAAAAGAACTTCCACTGTGTCGCGTATCCAGCATAGTCCTTGCGATATATTATTTTTGTTTATTAAAAGATATTCAGTACAAGAACTGGCATCCTGTAGAAATATGGCTACATTTAAGCCATATTTCTTTGCAACATCTAAATCAAAATTGTGTTCCATCACCATATTCCTTCACTGAATGCCAAATCCTTTCTCAGTGAAGGCTCAGAATGATTTGAAATATGAGGTGTACTTTTTATAACGGTCATGTATAATTTCCTTTGTTAACGGTTATGTATAATTTGCTTTGTCAACGGTTATGTATAATTTGCTTTGTCAAAAATCAAAACTGTTAATGTTAAAAAAAATGGGGAAAAAGGGTGTCCTCCTGGACGGTGGATGCTAGCCGTGTAAATCGCCAATCTTGGCATCCGGTTGTAACTCTAAACAATGAATACACGCCTTGGCGGGAGAGGGTATTCATTAAAAACAATATAAAACCAAATTAAATCGTAGAGGCAAGATGCCTCTATGATCAATCAAACTGTTTTTAAAATTAACATCTTAGAAACTGCTTAATTAAGTCGGAGGGTTAATTATACTATAACTCCATGGGTTGTGCTTATCAATAGATCATCGTCAGAAGCAATTTTTATTCTATCGCAACAGAATAAATGCGAAAAATTACCTTGCTCCATTTGTTGAATAAAAAATTAACAATCAAGGGGTTTACAATCCATTCGGCTTGCTTTAAATTTTTTATTTGTTCTTTGTTCAATTACACATTGGGTAGTAAATGGAATATAACCTTTCTTGACCCATCCCATATATGTTGTGCCTCCTAGCTCTAGTTTACGTGACATATTAGCGTATGTCCGATAGTAATCGAGCAGCTCACCTATCTTCATGATTCAGTCCCCTTGTTTTTATATTAAATTAGTTTAATAATCATTGATAGCCAATATAAGTGTCATAGTAATTGATATTTAAATGAATTACCATAGCATTTTAGTCAGTTTAGATCAGAAATAATTCTCTTTAAACGAGTAGATAAGTACTTAAAGTTTCGTTTGATTTCTTTGAGAATACGAGATTTTTTTAATCAAAATGACCAATATATTAGTCAGAAAACATTCAGAAGAGGCGCGAAAATGAAAGATTCTTTTACGTGGTTAACGCCGAAGCAGGCAGGCGAATTGGCAGGGTATTCTGCACGACACATTCAAAACCTGATAACAAGTGGAAAGCTTGTTGCGACTAAGGAAGATGGCAAATATTACATAGAAAAATCTGAATTTTTTAGGTATTTTCCCAAGGCACACAGGAAAGAACAGGAAGGAAATACAGCGCAGGTTATCGCCGAAAAAGAGCGCTTGGAGATGGAGAACCAAATGCTCAAGGATATGTCTTCGCAGAAATCCGATGAAGTAGAGTTTTTGCGCAGTCAGATAGAATTCATATCAAATGAGAAAACAAAAATGATGGATGTCATCGTGAGTAACACCCGTCGCCTTGAACATAATGAGGAGACTTCTACAAGAAGAAGTTGGAGAGAATTTTTTAAATTTACATCTAATTAAAGACAGAACATTACATGCCACTAAAAAATAGACCTGACGGTCTTTTCGTTTTTTAGTGCGCATAAAATTATACAATATTATTATTGAGTTTATATTTTGGATCCTTAAATGTTGATTAGATTTTTTCAAAATAATTGCCTCCTATCTTTGTAAGAATTATTTCTTGATTGTTCTATCTATTTTTTTAATTTACGTTATTCTTACCGATTTTAAGAAATAGAAAATGGAATACATATGAAAAGTAAGATAATTATTTTACCTTTATTACTGGCATTGCAAATTAATATAGTTAATTCTGGCGTATATTCAACTACGGCACATAGCAGAGCAAATTGTGTAAACAATGAATCTATTACATGGTTTTTATGGAATGCTTATAATTGGAGAGTTATTAGTTTTCATAATTACGATCTTAATCGTCCTGCCAACGGATATCATTATATTAATACTGGTATGGGGCATACATGGCGTCAAGCGGCTGTGCATTGGAAAGAATCATATCCAGGTGGATCTTATTTTGTATCAGGATTTCATTATTTTTTAGACCGAGGAAATGAGGTCCTGGATGTTAATACACAAGCATCCGATTGTAGTATTTATGATGGTTGGTGGGATCAGAACTAGGAGAATAACTCATGATTTTAAAAACATTACCGATTGTATTAACGAGCATATTAATTCCTTCATTGGCATTTAGTTTTACCGATGCTGAAAAAGAAATATTTATGAAAGCAAACATTAAAGAACTAGAACGTCAAGGCATGATGCTACCAGATTCAGGCGTTAAACTAGTTCCTCGTAAAACCTTACAAGCTAATGAATGGCAGCAAAAAAAAGATATAATGGCAAGCAAAGAACAAAAAAAAATAGGCTATTTTAAAGAAGATTCTTCGCGCGCCACTTATCTTTTAAATTTTAAAGAGTTTGTTAAAAAAAGAGCTTTTTTAGACGCTAAAATGTTTAAACCTTCTGAAACTCATTTACGTAAACAAACAGAAGAGATGGTGATGGCCTATACATTTGTTGGTGTGCCTTTAGCTGATATGAGTGAATAC